TGAGAAAGAGGTTACTGGTAGTGCAATAGGGTATAAGAATTTGATTCCGTTTAATCAATTGACAGAGGAAGCACAGAGGGAGCTCGCACGTAAAGGAGCAGCAAGGTCGGCAGAGGTAAAAAGAGCACGCAGAACAGGCAGAGAGATAGCACAAGCTATACTTGCAGCCAACATGACACCAGAACAGATTGAGGACGTTCTAAGCGGTGCAAAAGCGCTTCTGGGTGATGATACAACAGCATATGCGGTCATGACAGCCAAGATGGTACAGTGTGCTAACATGGGAGATGTTAAAGCTGCAATCTACATGAGAGACACGGCAGGAGATAAACCAGAGGACAATATGACAATTGATGCAAATCTGACAACTCCTGGCGATACAGAGATCCTTCGAAAACTTGCGGAACGTTTAGGGATAAAAGAGTAAAGTACAATAAATAGTACTTTGAACGGTGTTTTTAGTAAAAGTGCTACAAAACAGAGGTATCAAGTTAGTAATGTTGTCTAGTCAAGTGTGCACTAAACTATACATTCGCGCATAGTTGATACGAGAACCGCATAAATACTGGGTTTATAGGCATTTTAGCAGATAAATACACAGCAATGTGAATACATACAACATCAGTACATATCAGCACTGGTAGCATATAGATAACAGCATGATACATGGCAGATATGCGCACAAGCATAGCAGATACACAACAATGGCAGGTATGCATTGACCACTGATCATGCAGATATACAAGGCTTTATTTTTTGTATGCATATCCAAACACAAGTAATGAACGATGGCAGACAGAGCCACCCACCCCCACCCATCGGGTTTCGAATCACTCCGATTCAGGTACCATACACCCATCAGATAATTTATATAATTTTTAAACTTTATAGGTAATTTTACCTAATAATCAACCGAGGATACCAAATGGAATATGAATATGCGATAACTACAGATAATGCAATCACATACATAGTAGTAGATACCAGAACACCTAAAGAACTTATGGAGTACCTTACATCCGATGAATTTGTGCCATTAAAGCTAAAGATTGCAGAAGAATATCTAACAACTGTAAAAGGTCAATCATACATCGCTGAAGTTAATACAATTCTGGTAACCTATAAAAAAATATCATCCATAGAATTTATGTCAAAAAATCCATAAAAATTTTTGCTTCCGCAAATTATAAAATTATTAGGCGTGGCGGTTTATCCGCAGGGAATGTAACTAAAATAGAATGCAACCGCATATCATTTAAAAGTCTGGGCAGACGGTTACAAATGCTTCAACCAAATTTACCAAACTCCATTTTTCATTTTTTTCCTCCAGGGGAATCGTGCCATCAAAAGCCGGTTCCTCTTTTTAATGCCAAAAATCAGAAAGGCGGTATTCCATGGACGTTCCACAATCAGTAGTAGCAAAAGAAGCCAGAAGGTTAGAAGCAGAATACTGTAGAGAAAATATTGATTACTTTGTAGAGACATATGGACACTTTGAAGACAAAGATGCTGACGAACTGATTCAGCCTTTTAAACTTTGGAAAGAGCAGAGAGAGGCACTTCTAAGTATTCACAAACATAGACTAAACATAATTCTTAAAGCTAGACAGTTGGGGTTTTCATGGATGGCGTTACATTATGCAGCGTATATATTAATTTTATTTACCGGAAAAACAGTAATTGCATTATCCAGATCAGAGTTAGAGGTAATGGAACTTGTAAGAAGATTAACTGTAATTCTTCGGTATATGCCCGAATTTGTGGCAGAAGATAAATTTGTTCCGAAAACATGGACGGGACCTGTATTCAAATCTACCGCAATGAGTATAACCATTACTTATCCGGATGCACCACAAGGAATATTTCAAGCCTTTACAAGCTCTCAAAATTCGGGAATATCATTTACAGCAAATCTAATTATTTTTGACGAATGGGCAAAGCAACAGTATGCAGAGCAAATTTATACATCAGCGTACCCATCTATAAACAGACCTGGAGGTGGAAAGGTTATAGGATTGTCCACTATAGAGCGTGGAAGCAAGTTTGAAGAAATTTTTACAGATTCGGATAATGGCTTTAACAAAATATTTATCCCATGGTATGCGGACCCGAGACGTGACGCAGAGTGGTACAAACAAACCAAAAGAGCCATGGGTGCATTGATAACAAAAGAATACCCGGCAACCATTGAAGAAGCTCTGGAAGTTCCGGGAGGATCATATTTTCCAGAAGTTAGAGTTGAAACTCATATATCAAAAAAAGAACTAACTGGAAAACTAAAAAAAGTAGCGTGTATCGATTATGGATTAGACATGTTATCCGTACACTGGATTCAATTAGATTCAAAAGGAAACGCTCAAATCTACAGAGAATATGACGAATCAGGACTAACCGTAGGTCAAGCGTGCGCAACATTACTATCACTTTCATCAGAAGAAAATATTGAATTATGGCTTGCTCCACCAGATTTATGGAGCAGAAATAAGGTGGACGGCAGGGATGGATTCAATTTGTGGCATGAAAACGGAATCAACCTTATACGAACGAATAATGATAGAGCAGCCGGATGCATGTGTATGAAGGAATGGCTTAGAATTCCGGAGGTAAAAGAAGATGAAGAAATAAAACAAGCAAAGCTTACTATCTTTGATGGATGCGCACCAAATTTATATAAATGCCTTCAAAAGATTCAAAAGGATAAAAAAAGACCAAATACCTATGCAACGCAACCACATGACATCACACATGATGTTGATAGTTTGCGTTGTTTTTGCGTGTATTGGAAACTTCCATTAACAGAAAGTATAAGAACAACCGGTAAAAAATGGACTGACGATATGCTGGAAGATTATAAAAACGCTGATAACGAGGGCAAGGAATATATTATTAAAACGTATGGGGAGCCAATATGGAGATAACGAGAGGTATTAAAAGAATGGCAGACAAATTAATTCGCGCAATAAAGGATCCGGAAGAAAATAAAGACCTTAGAAAATGGATGCAAAAATTATCTGAAGCAAAAAATATATACGAGCCTGACCTTAATAAAATGTCAATGTACGAGGACTATTATAACGGAACCAGGGAAGTTAAGGGGAATGTAAATACTGGGAAATCTGCAACAAAATTGGCGAATAATGTAAGAAATATCACATACGAACTCATTGAAAGCCAGACAGACAGCTCTATTCCAACTCCTAAAGTCATCGCAATACACGAAGAGGACGAAGAATTGGCAAGACAGGTTGAGGAATTCCTGATAAATGAAACAAAAATGCTCGGTCTGCAGATGATAAACGATCTGAATGAAAGAATGACGCCTATTATGGGCGGTGATTTTTTTCATGTCGAATGGGATTCAAAAAAAGGTATGCATTGCAATATAGGGGATGTGGTAGTTTCAGAAAGAAGTCCAAAACATATAATTCCACAGCCTGGAGTTATAGATATCGACAAAATGGATTACATTTTTATTCTTGTAAGCCAGACAAAAGAGTATGTAAAGAGAAAATACGGAGTTGATGTTTCTCTTGCGTACGAACAGTTTCCAGAATTAAGAGATGCTGAAAAAAGAAAAGCAAGTGATGATCTGGTTACAGTTAATATGTGCTATTACAGAAATGAAGAAGGCGGAATTGGTCTTTTTACATGGTGCGATAGTTATGTTCTTGAAGATTTAGAGGATTACCAGGCAAGGCAATTAGAACATTGTACAAAATGCGGGGAAATTAAATCAGGCGATGTTTGTCAGTGTGGAAATAAAGTATTCAAAAAGCAAAAAGAAGATTCCGAAACCATTACTGAAGATATAAATACGTTAAGCGGAAAAATAATTAGCGCATATTGTCAAAAAGAAATTCCTGTTTTAGATGAAAACGGAAACCCTGTAATAAATCAAGATGGAACTCCAATGGTTGAAAATACTATGGAGCAAAACAAAATTCCATATTATAAGCCAAAAGCCTACCCGCTGGTACTTAGAAAAAATGTTTCAAGAAATGGAAGGTTGCTTGGATTTTCAGACCCCGAAGTAATTCAAGACCAACAGGACACCATTAAAAAACTTGGAAGTAAGATAAATGAGAAGATTATGAAAGGTGGATCTATCCTTACCCTTCCCAAATCATCAAATTTAGATTTAACAGATGAGGAATTTAAAATTGTAAGAGTAGACAGCCCCGCTGATATTTCAATGATACAGGTGAGAAGCCTGCAAGTAGATGTTTCTGTTGACCGCATAGTTTCAAATGATAATTATGAAGCTGCAAAGTCTATTTTAGGCATAACAGATGCGTTTCAAGGTAAATATGATCCTTCTGCCACATCCGGAACCGCAAAGAATCTTTCTATCAATCAGGCGGCCGGCAGACTTGAAAGCAAACGAGTTATGAAAAATGAAGCATACGCCAAATTATATGAGCTGATTTTTAAATTCTATCTGGCATATGCAGACCAAAAGATACCATATAGTGCTAGGGGGAATGACGGAAATACAAAGTTTTCTCATTTTGACAGGTACGAATTTTTAAAGACAGATGCAAGCGGAGAACTTTATTGGAATGATGAATTCATTTTTACCACAGACCCCACTTCATCCATCATGTCAAATAGGCAATCAATGTGGAACCAAAACGATATGAAACTTCAATCAGGCGCATTCGGACCATTAGGGGACGATAGAACAAATTTTCTTTATTGGTCAAATATGGAAGATTCAAATTATCCAAATGCTGGAAAAATGAAAAATCAGTTTGCAGAAAGAATTCAACAGGCCCAACAGGCAACAACCCAGCAAGCGCAATTAGCACCACAAACTCAACCTGAACAGGGGGTGGCACAATGAAATGTGAAAAATGCCAAACAGAAATGAGAATTATTCGAAGCAAATATGCAGAGGATGATGAAACGGTGGAATCCCAAATATTTTCGTGTAGAAATAAAAATTGCACCGAATGCGGAACCGAGATTGAAAAGAAAATAAATTAAGTTATTAGCCATCTGGAAACAGGTGGTTTTTTAATACAAAAAATTACGCAGAGAACGCGCAAAAATCCAAGGAGCATTTATGAAAATTAACAATTTGGTACCTTTTAATCTCCAGTTTTTCGGGGAAGAAGAGACAAGCGAACAAACTCAGGAACTCGCTGACCCTGAATCATTAGAAACAGCAAACACAGAAACAGATACTTCGGAAGTTGAAACAGGTTCACTAGAACATGAATTGCCAACAGAAGAAGCCGAAACGCCACCTCAGACACCTGAAGAAAATGCAAAATTTGCAGCTATCAGAAGAAGGGCAGAAGAAGAAGCCAAAGCCAAAGCAGATGCGAAGATTTTTGAATATAACAAAAAAATAGCAGAACTTTCAAAAGGCTTGATTCATCCGGTTACTCAAAAACCAATTTCTTCACTTGATGAATACCTGGATGCTTTTAGTGCACAGGAAAAATTGAATCAAGAAGCTGAATGGAAACAAAAAGGAATTGACCCTTCTCTTATTGAGCAAATCGTGTCTGAGAAATTAAGTAAAGACCCTGTTTTACAAGAAGCAAAAGCAATCAGAGACAACCACATGAAGGCAGTTTTGGATATGGCTATGGAAGAAGGAGTAAGGGAAATTTCAAAAATTGACCCATCCATCAAAACATTAAGCGACTTAGAAAAATCTGACCCAGAAGGAAGGATTCTTGAAAAAGTAGGAAGAGGTTATTCCATTGCAGATGCTTATTTGTCAGTTAATAGCGAAAAACTTCTGGCAAAACAAACAGCAGCCGCAAAACAGGCAGCAATTAATCAAGCTAAGTCAACAGGGCATATGCAGGCTACAAACGGAGTTTCAGACGCTTCAAACGATGTGGATATTCCGTCGAATAGTATCGCCACATGGAGAGAGTACTACCCAGGGTTAAACGATTCTGAATTAAGAAAAAAATACAACTCAATAAATAAGTAATAAACACCAATTAGAAGGGAGAACATAACATGTTCAAATTTGTAAAAAACGATATTAGTGGAAATATGCCTGCAACAAGAGCATTTCCAACAACCGCATCAACAACTTATAAAGTGGGAGACGCAGTTGTGCTATCCGCAGGAGCTCTTGTCCTTGCAACAGCAACCACAAAACCTTTAGGAATTGTGCATAAAGCATACGTGGCACCGGCATCAGGAATGCTTGATTTAGAAATTGATTTAATTGACCAGGGCGCAGAATGGCAGACAACATTTGCTGCTGATGGTTCTGCAATTGTAGCTGGAAACGCAGTTACATTGCATACAGATGGTGCACAAATAACAGCAACTACAACAAGCGGAACTTTCCAGATTTTAAAGAAACTTGGAACTGGAGCAATTGGAACTTCTGCAATCGGAAGATTCTTATAAGAGAGGGGTAAAATAATATGCCAGGAATTACATTTTCAAAAAATAGCGGTTTAAATGATGATTTATGGAAACCAACAGCGGAAGTACTTACCGCAATTATGAAAGACACGGATGCAGAGCAGAATGGATATGATGATTTTATCAAGGCAGTTGCAAACGAAAAAGTATCAACTAAGTATGCCGAAAAAACAGGTGCTTTAACTTCTCTTGGAAACTTCGGAATTGTAGGAGAAGGCGACAGATCTCCAGTTGATGAAATACAGGCAGGATTCAGCAAACTTATTCCTCACAAAACTTTCATGAATGAATTTGTATGTTCAAAAGAAATGAGAGATGATGGAGATATCGATATGATGAAGACGGCTGCAATTGAGCTTGTTAATTCATACAAACGTACGAAAGCACAGTATTTAAGCGATTCGATCGTGACGGAAGGTTCTACATTTATAAACGGAAGCACAACCATTGATAAAACATCTCCTGATGCAGTTGCATTATTCAGCGCTTCACATCCCGGAATAAAATCAGGAGTTGCAGTACAGTCAAATGTATTCACAAATGCATTCGGAACTGATTCGTCTATGTTAAACAGACTGGCAAATATCGGAATGAATTTCAGAAATGATTCTGGAAATATCATTAATTACAACTACGATACTATCATTGTTCCATCAAATGCTTATCAGCTTATCGATACTATTAAGAAAATAATTAAAACCGACTTAACTGTAGGTAGTAACTACAACGATATCAACACTCAAAAAGGATTGTGGTCACTGGTTATTGATCCACTATGGCAGGTATCTTCAGGCGCACCATACGTACTTATGTCCTCAAAGGCCAATAAAGCAATGCTCGGAACATGTATGTACGATAGAATCGCACTTGATGTTCAAAATGAAACAGATATTCATACTCGTAACTTAATTTGGAATGGATATTGCCGTTTCTCTGCTGGATTTAGAAACTGGAGACATATGATTCTTGGCGGAGCATCTGCCGGAACAACACTGTCATAATAGGGGGAATAGATAAATTATGAGCGAAATTAAAACTTTAGGAAAAGGTTTAAAAAAAGGAGATATCTATCTCGAATCAGACGGTAGATATCTTGAAATTACCAAAGTTGGAATTGATGGTAATTATGAATCGAAAGTGGTTGATAAGCCGGAAGAGAAACCCACAGTAACTTTGGAAGAATTAAAAGGAAAAGCGACAGAGCTTGGAATTAAAGGCTTTGGAACATGGGGTATCGCAAGATTAACCGCAGCTATCGAGGTTGCAGAAGAAGAATTAAAAGAAAAAACAGATGCAGAAGCAGCGGCTAAGGCGGCAGAAGAACAGAAATAATTAACTATCATATAGGAGAGGGGATTGCGTATTGCGGTTCCCTCTTTTTTAAGGAGATATGGCTATGACATGGAAAGAGATAAAGTTAGCAACCTTACAAAAGATGTTTTCGGCAGAGGGTTCAGATTATAAAGAAGATAGCACCACAGAAGATTATCTTGCAGGAATGCCACAGGCAGCAAACGAAGCGCTTCAACTTCTTTCCACAGCTGGAAAATATCTTTTTAAGAAATTAGAAATAGCGCATAATCCGGTTAATAATCTGCTTAGCGTAGATATATCAGGTAGAATACACCAGATATCAGGTACCTATAAAATATTTGAAGCAGATGCAGCACAGTCCTATTTCTTTGAATTCCTTGGAAAAGGAACTTTAGAAATATATATCGATGATGTATTAACAAGTACTATTACATTGATAAGTGCTTCTAAATATTCTCAATTTAAAGGGTTGATTTCAAATACAACTGGAAAAAATATAAAACTGAAAGTGATTTGTATATATCCGGGGGCGGTAAAGAACTCCGCGCTATATAAAGATACGTTCGAGACGCAATCAGAAGTTCAGTCATTTGCTCCAAAAATTAGATATGACCTTCCAACACTTGCAGATGATTTTTATCAAGCAGACCAAACACAAGTTTATTTTGAAGGGGATAGCACCATATCATCCGGATATATGAAAACAAGTGATTTCTTTCAAGAAGGAAGCAAAGTTCTTGTGTTAGATAGAAATACGCCTGGAAATTATACAATTTACTATAAAGCCTATCCGCCAACCATTACAAAAATAACGGCTGATGATTATGAGCTTCCATTAGATCCAGAAGTTGAAGTATTGCTTCCGCTATATATGGCAAGCCAATTGTACAAAGATGATGATAACGGGATTGCTACAACTTACCGCAATGAATTCGAAATTGCGTTTGAAAAGTTATCTCAAAAACCATCTACGCCGGTAGCAGAATCATTCACAAGTGAAAGCGGGTGGATTTGATGGCAATTAGATTTTCTATCCCAGATAGCCCTAAAAGAAGCGTTCTGACTATAGATACATTCTACGGAGTTGATTTTACAAACAGTCCAGCTGCAGTTGATGAATTTAAAAGTCCGAATGCTAAAAATATGATTCGCGATGTTCCGGGCAAAGTCAGAAAATGCATGGGGTATCATCAAATATCTTCGTTTTCAGCAAGCGGAGATGGTCCAATTAACGGATTTCATAAACTTGCGGGTGCAACATACGGACTTATTCATACTGGAACCAACATGTATCTAAACGGAGTTTTAAAGTATTCAACTGCCAACAATGCAAGATCACGTTCGTGGCAGATGAAAGATAAGTTATATATTTTGGACGGAAAGGCTTTACTTGTATTTGACGGAACAAACGTAACTCTGGCAAGTACTGGTTCATACCTTCCAACTTTAACAATCGGAAAGTCTCCTTCAGGCGGTGGAACTGATTATGAAGCGCTTAATTTATTAAATCCAGGATTTACAGAACAATTTCTTGGAACCACAGGAACAACACAGTATCAACTTACATTTGGAAGTCTTGATGCAACACTTGTAACCGCGAAGGTATTAAGCGGTAGCACATGGGTTAATAAAGTT